GTTAGGGGTTCACGGCTTCAGTAGCTCATGCTTGGCATGACCTGAACCATATTCTATCCCTGGTCCAAGTCCTTATGATTGGATGAGTATACTTCACAAATTTGGAGTTCATCCTTCAGATTCGTGTAGACATCAAGAATGAGTTCCGAAAGAAATTTTACTTGGCCTGTTTTAGGCTTTGAAAAATAACTTTCGTTACTTACAATTGGTAAGTATTCAACAGGAGAAACGTCTGGATCTTGTTCATCCCAGATAGTCGATAGCTTTATGCTAAGGTCTAAACCGGTTTGATTTACAGCCCACACTAGTGGGTGAAGCTCGAAGGCATCAGCATATGATGCTAGGCCTAGGGCCTTACCCGTATAAGGTACCGAATACTTCTCACATAGGTTATCTAGAGAAATGTTTTTATCTAGAGCCTCTGTGACCAGTATAGCTTTCTCTTGTAAGTTTTGGAGCCGTAACTCTTTTAATTTATTATTAAAAGTTTCACGGTCGATCATAACGGTAATGTTACCCGTTTTCGGATTTACGTCCTTAAATGGGGCATCACAATTTGATCTTGTCCAAAACACAAAATTAAGCTTGTTACGATCCTTTGAACTGAGGAATCGAAACTCCCAATACGGGCAAGTATCTTTAGAGATAAAATCTCTCTCGTATAATATATCAACTAAGTCTAACATATGTATTAAGTTATTCTTAGAAAGTATATTATGCTTGATTGATGACATCTCTCTCCCTCTTAGAGCTAACCTTTTGGCAAACTCTAATTGTGAGTTCTTTGAATCGCCAATTACCGATTTCGACATATTTATTTTAATATCAAATATGTCTGTCATCAGGAACTGGTATTCACTGGCTACCTCCTTATTAAATATTACCACGTCATCGCCCAAAAGTCTATATTCTTTGAAGAATTTGATCGGGTTTCTAGAGCCCTTTCGTATTCGACATCGATAATAGGCAAATTGAATGATGTCATGGTGCCACAGAGCAAAGCTAGGGAAGGAAGATAGTAAGCCTAAAGGCTGACCTACCGACCATCTCACACTCTGCCCTGTAGCCTTTATTAAGAAGGTCCGATCCGTCATTACTGAAAGCCAAGCTTCACCTAAAGTCTTTCCTCCCATGAGTTCCAGTCTGTAGACTTGCATTTCTGCAGGAATACGGTCTGAAGCTGATGAAAGGTCAAAAGAATAGGTATCTTTACCGTTAGATTCCTCCATTAGGGTCGTAAAGCCCTTATTTTGGTCTCTAGTGGCATCGGTACTTATTGATTTGAGGGTGTTATACAGAGAAGTCTGTATAACCTTTAACGAAGTTTGACTCCAGTAATCTCCGATGGCGAAAATTCTTGTTTTACCAGCTGGTTCTGCTGAAAAGCCTAACCGGCCAGTTAAATAAGTCTTTCCGTCAGTAACTGACTTTGACATTTTGACCATCCATTCAGTAATCCAATCTTGCTTTAAAGCTTGATTGAGTTTCTTTATGTTTGAGAAAAGTGTTGGATCAGATACAACAGCTTTTGCGTCAAGGTGTGCACTAGCTACCGCAGGGCCATTTGGTCCCTTCGATAGTGTTGTGAACACCTCTGGCTCATAACTGTTTCGAGTTTGTAAAGAACCTAAGTACCAATCGTACTTATTAGTAAATTCAGTTAAAAATATTTTAAACTGTTGTTTCGTTTCTTGGTAACCCAACCCGTAATGGGAAGGAGCCTCGATAGACTCAACAGAATAATCTATTGGCAACTTTATTTGCTCATAAGATCGAGCGATACAAAGGGCGATTCTCATGTCATTTCTATCCCCTTTGATGAGTGACCGTAATGGCCACAAGGGTTTAGGAATTCCATGTTTATCGACTTTACAAAACGGAATAGGTTGAGTAGGAAGATTGAGTACAATGTTACGTAGAAATGTGTAACATTCCTTATATCTTTCTAGTGTGTGACGTTTTCCATTTGCCTTAATGGCCAAATGGAGTCCTGTTTCATACTTGGTCCAGATTGTATTTACTCTAATTTGTGTCGATTCATCTAAAAATAGTGAAGCTAATAAAGCTGATCTGTTTTTATTTGAAATCTTCATAAATTGAGTAACAACAGTTAGATCATGCTCTCCCGAATGGATAATATCCGGTGCCACCAGTTGTTAATCGGCGACCAAAGAAAC